AGTGACTGCTGGACTAGCACTCGCTGCTGTCCCAGGATTTACAAATTTGTAAACTTGTAATTTAGCCACTTGCTGCTTGCTGCTCCTTCATGCGACGTTCTTCTTCTTTGAGGAACTGGATTAACATGTTCACATAAATCTCTTTTTCCCAAGGCATTAGGTTATCAATGTGTTCAATATTCCACTTATGATGGTGCATTAAGGCAAAATTGCCCTCGTAGTATGACCGAAGATTAGTGTGCAGGAGGGCTAGGCGAAAAAACTCGCTAATCCCTCAAGTACAACTTCACTCTCAACGCCAGTATTAGGATTTGTTACCTTAACTTTATGTGTTAGTTTAGGCATTTTTTCAAAAAAGTCTTGAATCATCATAAACTGCTTGCTACTAAGTTGTTCAAAAAATTCGACAACTTCTTTTTTAGGGATACTAGAGCAATCATATACTTGATTGGTATCAGAAATTGTTTCTACACAACTTGCTGCCATATCAAATACTTGATCAACTTGATTTGTATCGTCACCAAAATTCATTTGAACAAATGTCTCAAGGCTAGGATACCCCATAGTAATAGCAACTTCATCAGAAAGTTTAATATCTTTCTTATGTCCCCTAGTTTTTACAACTTTAATTTCATCAAGAGGAATCTTGACAGGAACTTCAGTTTCGTCATCATCAGGGCAAGTGATAGAAACATCTACACTTTCACCAACAGATTTTGTACGAATCTGCAGAAATAAGTATTCAATATCAAATGTAGCAAGTTTATCTACATCGGTAATATCTGTACATTCTTTGATAATATCTTTGATTGCTGCAACAATTTGGTCTTGTTCACCAGTTTCTGTTGCCAGAAGAAGAATCTTCTCCTCTTTCACTAAGAAAGGTCTAAAGTTTACCGATCTACCGTCAGACGGTAGTTTCAATTTGTACTTAGGTACATTTAACTTAGGTAATGCCATAGAAATTCACATCAGTAATTTTATTTATAGTCTTTAAGTAAACCCACCTAAGATACTATTAAGTACATTCCCGCTAAGTACCTGGTTTCTATCTGTACTAGGATCTGTGTTGTTATCCCTATCAGAAGCAATAGTAGTACCAGAAAGGTTTCCAGCATCATCAAATTTATCTTGAGTAAAGAAACGGTATCTCTCATAATAAAAACCAACTGATAACGTCATGATTTTAGCTTTCTCGTTATCTAATTGCACCGATCCAATATTATATGGATATAGATTCTGAATTTCCCAAGCAGCAGTTACTTGATATTTTCTTGCAAATAATAGATTTGATGTTCCACTCTCTCTTAATGCACGAATCATCGTAGGATCACTGATTACAGCATCTCCACCACCTCTTTCCCACTTATAGATGTACATTCTAGGACAAACATAATCATTATAATACCTTGTATATTGCTCACTATCACTTGCCATCATAGTTGTCCACCTTTCAAAGAAGTTTCTCGAATATTGAGCGCGAGGCATCGTAAAGGTGATATTGATCTGACTATATGCAGTGTTAGTTGCATATTTAAAGGGTGCTCCTACATAAGGAGTTTGCCCTGTAGTAATTTGTTTACTTGGTAAATTTACATTCTTTGCATAATAATCTAACATCCAATCAAGATCAGTGCCTTCGACTTGCATGGTATTAGAATCCATCCCACTACTACCACTTCTCATCATGTTTGGAGTGGAAAATCTTACAGAAAATAGATTAGTAAAACTAGGACTATTATCCTTCCCTTTTGTATTGGCAAGGAATTCTTGAAAAGAGTTATATCTGGCTGCTTGTGGATTTGGAATGCCCATTAGATCTTAAGTTCTTTCTCTGTGATTAACATAAATTCCCAACCATTATCTACACAAAACTCAGTTGCTGCTTTCCATTTTGCTTGATTTACAGCATAAGTCACAACTTCATTAATATATCTCTTTGTGTTTCTTTTTTGAGTTTTTGGTTCCTTTGTTTGTTTGTAAGGTTTCACTTCAACAAGATACTTCTTATTAGCGATCTTCACATAGAAGTCAGGAAAATATCTATGTCGTTTGCCATCAACAGGTGAAGTATACGGAATAATTATCTCTTCACTTCCCCATTCAGATACTGTAGGGGTAATATCACACCATTTCATAAATTTATACTCCCATGAGGAGCGATAAATCACGTTATTGGGATCACCTTTGTACTTCCTCGGAAAGGAAACTCGGTACTTACCTTGATATCTCATAAATATATAGAGGTCACATAGTATTTAGGTCTTATTTTGACAGTATACCGATATCCACTAAATCCGCCAGTTACAGGTAATACTGCAGTAGAAAATCCTACGCAGATGGTGGACTATGTGATGTTTCAGAGAAAGCGTATAAATTACGACGATGGGAATGGTACAAATTATTATGGACTAAATGTTCCTAATAATAAAGTTGCCGTTGAAAATAATAAGGCGCGTATATACATCGCAATGCCACAAAATCTTCAAACTGCTTATCAACCAACATATCGTAAAGTTGATATGGGTGTTATGGGAATGGCAATGGCAGAAGGTCTATCATCATCAGATCTTGACGGTGTTGTTACTGCTTTACAACAAGCAGCAACTTCTACAATTCCAGAACTTACAACTGGAGCACTAGCACAAGCTGCCCAAGGTGCTGCTCAGATGTTAGGTTTAGCAGGTAATGCAGATGCAAATGCTTTACAAGCATTAACTCAAGGAAAAGTCTTTAATCCATATTCTGAACAATTATTCAGCAATATGCAGTTTAGAACTCATAACTTCTCTTTTAAAATGTTTGCTCGTAGTGAGAGAGAATCGCAAGAGATCAATAATATCATTAAATATTTGAAACAAGGTTCTCTACCCATCTATGGTGATTCTGATGAAGGAAGACCTGCTCGCTTCTTTGAAGTTCCAGATAAGTTTGATATTAAGTTTGTTCGTTTAAGTCCTGATGGAAAAACATTAAGTGACAGCGAAGATCTTCATTATAAAATTCATACATCGGTGTGTACTGGTATTGATGTAAACTACACTCCAGATGGTCAATATAATGCTATCAAGAATAACAATCTTGGTACAGGAGATGATAAACCATTACAAGTTCCTGTAGTTCAAATCAACTGCAGATTTACAGAGACTCAACTTGTAACCCAGCAACAAATTAAAGAAGGATTCTAAAAATGGCAGGATATTTTTCTTATTTTCCAAATGTTTATGTAGCAGAGGGTGTTTCAGATGATGAAAATTTTAAATATCGTCTGGTAAAAAATATTTTTAGGAGGGTCAAAGCAAGACCCGATTTAAATCAATACTCTACATTATTTGAAGCATATTCAATTAGACCAGGTGAAACTCCCGCTATTCTTGCGTCAAGACTATTTGATGACTCATTCTTAGATTGGGCAATTTTACTAATCAATGATATTGTTGATGTATATGAACAGTGGCCAAAAGATCAGGCACAATTAGAGAAATACGTATCCGAAAAATATGCTTCTGGTAAAGCAGATGCAACTCATCATTGGGAAACAAATGAAATTCTCCTTGATGATGGAACTGTGTTTATAAAAGAAGGTATTCAAGTTGGAGAAACTTGGAGAACTGTAATGCCTGATGGAACAACCAAAACTAAAGATGAATCAATCTATGAAGTAACTAACTGGGAGCATGAATATTTTAAAAATGAAACAAAAAGACAGATTTTAATTCCAATCAATAATATGGTAGATATTATGGTTGAAGAATTTGAAGAATTGGTTGCATATGAACCTCATAATGAATTGGATAGGGCAAACAACAAGAAAACTAAATTAAATATTGCATCTAGATTTTTGAACAATACTGGTTCTGTTTCTTTTGCAAGTTTAGTTCAATCTCAATTCAACAATTCTTCGGGACAAGTTACTTATGATGATGGACCTACTACAGCACCAGCAACTTCTGTTGGCGTAGCATCTGCACCAAGCAGTCCTGCGGCAGGTGGAAGCGCAGTTACCACAACTACCACTACAACGGTATCTTCCCCATCTCCAAGTCCTTCTCCATCACCCAGTCCGTCACCTTCTCCTTCTCCAAGTCCTTCTCCAAGTCCTTCTGGTGGAGGATACGGTGGGGGATATTGATCCTAACGACATTTATAATTTAGACATAACAAAAGACGGACTTGCACTGATATACAGGTCCGTCTGTTTTCATTTGGAAAAATGGCCAGGTGGTCATCCAGGTGAACAAGAAGCACTTGTTCAATTAAAAGATAACTTATTCAGA